TTTGCAGAAATTGCTAGACCAACAATACTATCGGTGTATCCCTTTGTAGATGCATCCTCTGGATTTGTTGGCATCTGAAGATTCAACATATCCTGAGTGATCACGTTGTTGTTGATCTGCCAATCGCTTGCAGTATTTATCACGTTTATATGGTTCTTGGAACCAGATGTCAACGTTCCACCAGCTGAGGTTGGGGCTGGTGCATTTACCCACTCGGTACCATTGAACTGCAGTATCTGCGTGTTGGATGGTGAGGTTAGGGTAACGTTCGTCAAATCGTTTAACCCAAGCGATACGGCTGGCAATGCCTTGTTGATCCAGTTGTCCGTTGCGGTGTCAAAGGTGAGAACCTCTCCATCGGCTGGACTTGAAAGTGGATAGTCGACATCGGCAAGCATCACGAGATTGGTTGAACCAGCCTTGTTTATTCCAATTGGATCCAGGTTCTCCCAGATATCAACACCGTTTCCAATCCTTAGTTCGACAAGCGTGCTGTCATAGCCCATCTCACCATTGCCAAGGATTGTGCCAGAGGTTGTCCAGCCTACGGTTGTATCCCGTCTGACCTGAATGACTTGATCTCCAGTAGTGGCGTTACCGCCATCCAATGGACCCTGATCAAGCTTGTTGTTTATCGTTGCTACAATCGATGGATCAAGGGTCCAGGTGGTGCCTCCACCTGTCACAACGATGTCTCCCTTGTCTCCGTTTGCAATGGCGGCGTTCCCTATTGTGGGAAGATCCAACCATGCACTTGTTCCATCACCGACACGGATCTCGTGATTGGTGAGGTCGTAAGAGATCTCGCCAAGGGCAAGGGTTGGGTTCACCGATGTCCAGTTGGCTAGAGTATCTCTTCGTATTCTAATGATGTCAAATGGCATCAAAGACTCCTATCATAGCGTGTTGAATGCACCGCCTGAATTTATATCGTTTGTTCCAATGCTTCCAGCATCTCCACCATCCCTTACAACCGTCTGTGTGTTGATTGCAAAATCACCATCTATGACTGTTGCTGGGGCTGGACCAGTGCCAGATGTCGTTAACACCTGAATGTTTCCAGATGCGTATTCTACAACAAGGTTTCCCTCGGCATTTAGGAACATGCGAACCACTCCGATCTTGGACGGATCGGGGGTTCGCGGAACTATTCGTTTATAGTTTGGCATCTTCTTTTCTCCTTTGGAATGCAGTATCCAGCATTGGATCCTTTGCCCTTAGAAAGGCTATTGTTTCCCTTAGAGAAGTGTTGCCCTGTAGTGTCTCATCAAGCAGCTTCGCTTCCTGTTTCTTTGCTTCAGGAACGAATCCAATAAGCTTCTTGATGAGTGTACCCAGTCCAGTGTACCACAAAAGCACTGTTATTCCTAATATTGATAATGCAACCATTGATATCTCTATCATGTTTGCCCACCACGGAATCGTGTCCTTTACCCCCGAAGTCGCTTCGATGATTCCTTCGGTTTTCTCAATAATCTTGGTCTGTTGCGAAATCCCTTGATTGGATCTCTCCTTGATTTCATCGAGTCTTGGGGGGTTTGACGAGGCTGCTTCATGGATCTTCTCGAAGTGTGTCTTCGAGTCCTGTGCTAGGGATCTTATTGTGTTTGAATTCTTCTGTATCTGTTCTACGGATGAGCACGAAATGCACGCAAGACTAAGAAGAATGATCGTTCTTGTCAACATGTATTCCACTCCTTACCATTGCAAGCGTGAGTGTCTGCAGAACATTCCTGATTTCATGAACATGCTTTTCAAGACGTTCTACACGAGACATGACAGTATCGTGCTCTATCGTCTTGATGTCCTTCATGGATTTTATCTCTGATTCCAATGAGGATATCTTTGATGCAAGCCAGTACACGCAACCTCCTGCTGGAAGAAACAAGACACTGATAATCAGCAATAACTGCTCTACTGTTAGTGGATGTGTTGTAGGTTCCATATTACGGTGCCAGTGTGAAGGTGTAGGTTATTGGTAGGTTTGTACCAGTCAAGGTAAACACCTGGTTTCCAATCTTTCCGCCTACAACCTGGATCGTAACACCAGCTGCAGCAGTTGGACCTGTAACGCAATTGATGTCTACGGATGTTCCAGCATTCAACGATACCTTGTGAATCACATAGGTATATGCCGTTGATGAGATCTCCCGTCTGCAATAGAAGGAGGCGGATGATACACCCGTGTTCGTTACCCTGAAGCCGCTGTCGTTTGCGCTGGCACCAGTTAGCTTAAGGAACGTAAGTGAACTCAGGTTTGGAGGAGTCACGTCTACGTTCTCAGTGGCGGTTCCAGCTGATGACTTCAACTGACCGTATACCGTGGTGATGGCAGCTACTGAACCACCGCTGATCGTTCCAGTTACATTGAGATTTCCATCGATTGTGGTTGGACCTTCTACGGTCAACGTCCCGATGTTGTCCTTGTTCTTTGGACGGATGGTAATTCCCTTGAGGACATTGGCGTTGTTCCATATCTTCATGAAACGACCATCGGTTGACATGTTTGCCCTGATCGTCAGGTCATTGCTTGTCGTGCCACCGTCTGTTGATGTGTCAACAAGGATGCTGGTGTCGCCACCATTCAACCTGATGTTGTTCGTGAATGTCTTGGTAGCGGTTATGGTTTGCGCATCCGCAATCGTCACGACAGCCGTCTTCGCGTTTGTTCCAACGGCAGAGAACTCGACTGGAACCGAGAAGGTAGCCTGTGTCGAGCTGAGTGACAATGCATTTGCAGCCACGCTTGAACCATTCGTCGGGGCAAGATCGATTGTCTTGCTTGCACCTTGTCCACTTATCTTTGCAGAATCAGATAGGAAGATGTTTCCAGAGAATGTCTTTGCACCAGATATGGTCTGGTTGTCGGTCAACGTTACACCACCAGCCGCAATGACCCATCCAGTAGCACCCTTCCAGACATAGAGGTTGGAATCGCTGGTGTTGTACCACAGCAATCCAGTATCGTTTACATTGGGGGTTGGCTGGATATCGGTGAAGAACACACGACCAGCGTTTATCAGAACTCCTCGTTCGTTGAATCCGTTCAACAGTACGTTGGTATTGGATCGGAGTTCAATGAGATTGTTCAACTGGGATCCGTTGGCGATTACCTTGAACACGCGAAGTGAAGGGTCGAATGACAACCCAGCACCAGGCGCAAGAAGATTCTGACCGCTTATCCGATCCAGTATGACAACCGTATTGTCAAAGTCAGTTCCATTCTGGAGACTGATGTTGCTTGAATTCGTGACAGTCCAGCTCTTGTTGGCTGCACTGAATACCCACTGGATCACTCCATCGGTATGCGTTGCTCCATCGGCTGGACTATCTGGGAAGTTTATAGCCATGAATTATTCCTTAGATTGGAGCCGATACATCGACCCAGTATCCGACCTCGCCATCAGTTGCCTCCGTAGCTGCTCCGAACTTGTCATCTGGAACATAGACGTAGAGACGGCCATTGGTCGTGTTGTACCACAGTGATCCCCATCCAAACAGTCCAGCACTTGAACCGCTGGATCTGGTGGGTGAGGTCGTGGATGAGAAGAACGAACTTGGAAGAAGACCAAGTGGGCTTGGCATCTGCGTTGACAGGAGCTTGCCACTCGAGTCAAGGGTTGCTATTCCGTTTGGAACGCCAAGAAGTCCGTCGATTGTGTCATCGACGTATGCCTTGGTTGCTGCATCCTGTGCCAGTGTTGGATCCGTTAGGTTGACGATCTTGTGGCTGTTTGCATTTAGATCCTCTTCTATTGGATTGAGAACGACATCTGTGTCTTCTCGATAGATTGCCCTACTTGCGGTATCGGTTACTTCCTGAATCAATCCAAGAAGATGATTTGTGTTCAGGTTAAGCTGGTCTGCGGTGATGCGGGAGCCAGTTGTCCACGTCACGTAAGGCTCGGCAACGATGTTGACGCGCTTTACCGTGATCGATTCCCCAGCCTGCATGGCTGGATATGGAACGGCTGTTCCGCTATCAAGCGTGAACGTGGCCGATGGTGGGATGTTTATTCCCGTGATTGTCCTGTTTATCTCATCCAGAACAAGCCAATCGGATGCAATCTGTCCAAGACCTCGGTATTCCCGAAGTGATAGGACCGCTCCGAATACCGTGTCGATGTCGTTTCTAAAAACAAGAAGTTGTTCCTGTTGATCTACGCCATCGACAAGTGTCAGGGATGAATAGGACACAGGCAATACGAAGGTGGTATCCTTTGAAATTGTTACTGTTGTCTGATTTGTTGCCATGTTTATCTCAATGAAGAGTTGTTTTTATTAAATACACCCCTGACCTCTATCTGAGTGATATTGCAGGGACTCAACTTGTCGTTGATTATCTCGATCTTAGTCTCATCGGAGAATCCAAAGATCTTAGCCACGAATAGACCATCCTGATCTATCTCGTTATTTACCTCGAGATCAGTTGCAGAGAACTCGGATATAAGCTTGTTTGATCTACCACGCCTGGTAACTTCAACACGGTATGTTCCAGTATTGCTGTGACGGATCTGCATGGTCTTTAGGTTAAGTACACCTTCGATTATGTTGTTTCCATTGTCACGAACAAATAGCGGTGACAGCTCAACAAGCATTGTGAATGGAGTTCCAACCCACACTTTCTTTCCAAGATGCTCCGTCAGGTCTATACCAGAGAACACAACTTTGGTTATGTTTCCAACATTGACAACAGACGATGCCTTGAATACAGAGTATGCCATGTCATCGAAATCTGATGTAAGAACCACATAGCAATCCTGATTTGAAATAATATATGGAACGTCTATTGTGGTTTCAACGGCTCTTGCGGAGGTGTTTGCTCCCGTTATCTCAAACTGAGATAGCGAATCAAGGCGAGGAACCAGAGTGTTTTCCTGTTCCAGTAGGTTTGTCATTATGTACCACGCGGATGCCGATGCAATTGATCTCTTTACAGCGCAGTACAGGTAGTTATCCCATACCTTTATTCCATACACCTCGTCTTCGGATTCCAGAACGTATCTCCAGAATGCCGATTGAATTAGTTGATTTCCGTCAAATCTGTTGCAGTACAAATAGATGTTGTTCTTTTCATCCTCGTCAACAGCAAGTATGTAGTTCTGAGATACAGCTGTGGTCACATCCTGATAGTTCATTGGAAGATACCCACGAACAGTATTGGATAATTCCACGGCTGTGTTGAATTCACGACTATCCTGATTCAGGTAGATGTACAACCTTTCCTTATCCAGGAAATAGATCTGGCTTCCAAGTTGCTGTGGATCTACAAGATCTGCGGTCGAGTAGAACGTGGTGCTCGAGATCTCTGCCGTCAACGGAGAGATCAGGTTGTTGTCTCCCTTTAGTTCAAACTGTACACCGCCCTTTGTATTGACGAACAGGTACTGGTTGAACGGAAGCATTGCCGTTATCTCTGCATAATTGTTGCAGGCTGCACGTACATCTATTGGATCGCTTACCGTTACATTTGATGGATCCTTGATCCATAGGTCCTCTAGAACACCGAGCTGCGAGGAAAAGATGATATCTCCTGATGAGAAGAATAGTCTGTCCCTGAAGTTGCAGATTGATGTAAGCTGGACATGACGAGCTTCGCCATCTGTCGTTAGAAATGGAGATGGGCCTGGATTCGTATTCCTATCTCCGACAGTTCTTGGAGTCCACTCTATCGGACTCAGAGAGAAAGATCCCTCCGAGAACACAAGTCTCTGTGGCATTCTCTTCTTGTCTACGACGGAGCAGAAATCTGGAGTTCGTACCTTCTGGGTATATGGTTTTCCAGTTCCAGTCACCTCGATGAATCCGTCATCGAATACCTCTCCCTCTGGAAAGGATACGATCCTGTAGAAACCAGCATCAAGGGAAAGGTATGGAGCATCACAATAGACGATCTTTCCTCTTCCCTCCGCTGGAGAAGCACCGTTTGCGTAGTATGTGGTGGACGGATCGTAGAACAACTCGAGCATATCCTTGGCCGTGGAATCCAGCGTATCCAGGTTCTCATTGTTTGCAATCCAGTCGTTGTTGTCTGGTGGAAACCTGAGTTCACCGAAGTTGCGAACTGATTGTCCAAGCCATGGTTTCTCAAAATCTCCGAACACATAGTCTTCGGCTGGAATGAACTTTGCACTCCAGTCTGGATCGAATTCCTCGCCTTCACGAAGGGTATAACCCTGTGGATACATGCGTCCATCGGTTGTCTTCACGATACGTGTAGCCGTGAAATACGTCACCTTTCCACCGACCGAATCAACGGTGCTGAGTTCGCTGCCGTTGAGATCCACGGTCTTTCCAGATGTACCGCTGGTGAACCCAGCGTATACCTTGGTATTCAGATAGAAGATGTTTGTTCCGATCTGAAGCGACTTGATTACCTCTCGTACCTTGCCTTCTGCGAAGGTGAGGTACTGTCTCGTTATCTTGGATACCACTCCAAGATCAAGCACAAGGTTGTATCTTTCAAGCAGCGTTGCAGATCCGCCATAGTTGATTGCAAGTTGAAGCAATTCAAACCGCGGATCCTCCTCGGTGATTCCATCCGTTCCATTCCACTGAAGCAACTCGTCCTCTGGATCCCACTGCGATTGAGGGGTTACGTTTGTCCATCCAGTCTCGGAGACCTTGATGACATACAGTATCTTTTCGGTTGGTTGCGTTGCATTTCTGTCGATTATGACAAGATATCTGTTGCTTCTATCCAGTTGAAACCACGTGAAGTGGGGATCGGAACTGGTTGGAAGAAACGACAGATTGTATTCACCCACGCCTGGAAGTATGGAGAAACCAGGACGTTTTTCAACGGATCTCTCCAGTGATACCATACAGTTATCCAGGTTTTCGGCCTGAAAGGGAGTTCTCTTTGAAGCTGGTTGACGTGATACACCACCACTTAGGGTATAGATGGGTATTAGTTGCTTCTCTGCCATTTAACGTCCTCCGTTCCAGTACCTACCCATATCGTAGTTGATATATGGCCATCGTTGAATGGCCTCGCTACCAGACAATATGTTTCTTCGTCTGTCGGTTATGTTGTTTGCCCTTGCCTTGATGCGGTTCATTGCCTCTGATTCGGCAAGCAGGGAGTCGGCAACACGATCACCTTGGGTGAGCATCTGATACTTTCGCATTGCGCTTGCAAGTATTGCTCGTTGTGTCGTGGTATCCAGCTGTTCCCACTTAAGTAACGCGGTGATGGATACATAGTATTCCTCACTGGTTGACCACACATCCGTTTCATCCGTCATGTTGTACAGACGTGGTGGATTGGTTTCAGTTACCCTTGCCCTGATCTGAATGCTGTCTGCATTATAGTGGGTTGAGGCAAGAGATGCCTCGATGATGCCCTGGTAATCGTTGTTTGGATATCCAAGAAGGATATGACCATTGTCATCTGGTTCGATCTTCTTGATGAATTTGTTCTCTGCGATTCCCCTGAGTTGGTGCTCGAGGCTGTGCTGATCCAGTAGGAATTCAGCGATGCCCGTGTCTATACCCGATGCTTCCTGAAGGTCAGCCACCAGGCTTTCCCCCGCAGACAGCATCATCATATTAACTGCATCTAGTCTTGATAAATATCCCATAGATGATTCCTTTCTGTTTGGGGATAATGAAAAACCTATGCCCCCACTTAAGGAGGCATAGGCGTGTACAACCACATGTTTGTACATGTGGAGGAGATGTCTGATCACCGTAACCCTTCTGGCTGAAGTCTTTGCTAAACTAAAACAAAGAATTACGATTCCCAAACCTAAGTTAATTAGGCGTATGGGAAGCCAGTAGAGGAGGTGTTTACGACCTCACGAGTCATGCCCATGAGAGTACGAAGACCCTGACGTGCCTTGGCTGCAGCATCGCCACCAGCACCTGCACCCTGAACTGCGGTGCTGATGTTTGCGGCATTGGTGGTTGCGGCGGCGTTGATCCAGAAGAGGTCAACATTGGCCTTGGTTGCACCAACGATGTTTGCTTCGGTTGCGGTTGAAGCACTGCTGAGAAGCGTGTTGGTTGCGTTTGGCTTGACAAGTACTGCGGCGCACTCTGGACGGAGAACGCCAGTACCAGCCATCATGCTTGCAACGGTGAAGGTGGTGTTGCGACGGATGTCGTCAACGGTATCGACCTTGAGACCCTGAAGCTTGAGTGATGCAACTGCGCCTCTCTGGAAGAGAAGACCGCAGATACCAGCATCACCGAAGGTTAGATTGTAACGTGCCTCACCAATGCTGGTGGTTACGTTGTCAACTGGGAGGTGATTGCTCTTGATGATGGTGACACCCATGTACTGGAGGGTGTCGGTGAGGTTGTTTAGACCCTGGGTTAGGGCTGCACCGAGACCACCAGCGGCGGCAACGCCACCGAACATTGGCTGCATGTTTGCAGCAACGGTTGCGGAGGTTGCTACGCCAAGAGCGCGGATGTCCTGGAATGCTCGTGGAGTTACCGCAAGGTAAACGCCATCGGTTGGAGCATTGATGGTCTGGAGGTATACAACGAAGTCCTCGCAAGCCTTGAGAGCCTCAAGAGCAGCGGCGGCGCGATCTGCGGTTGGTGAGGCTGCGGTTCCAAGGTCAAAGAACTTGGCGTTCAGGAAGACTGGACCAGCTGGAACGGCGCGTGGATCGTCACCGCTGAGTAGAGCTGGAGTACCATCGCCATCGTATCCTGAGTTGTAGTTTAGATCTTCAGCCGCAGCGCGTGCAATGTAGGCAGCAATCTGCTTGTCACGTGCGTTGGCGAGGGTAAGACCAGCCTGACGTGCAAGTTCCGAACGGAACTCCCACTGGGTCTGCATGAGATCGACGTTATCAATCTCGAAGTGAGCAGCGATTGGACGCTTATCGAGCTTGATTGCAATGGTTGCCGACTTGCTGTCGGTGGTTGAACCAATGAGTTCAACGCCAGCGTTCCACGCGGCATTGAGTGCAACGGTACCAGTGACTGGGAACTCCATAGCAACGCCGTTGCTGATGGTCTTTGAGTCAACGAGTGACTCGAACATGTTGTACTCGTCGTATGCATGGATGGTCTCGCCGCTCCAGATGGAGAGCCAGAGCTTGTTTGCACCTGCAATTGGACCAAGAATACCAGCTGATGCGGAGTCTCTGTATGGAATATTGTCTGCGGTAACGTCAGTGCCTGTAACGGCCATGTTTTATATCCTTTATCTTAGATTATTGAAGTTTGTCTTAGACATCCGTAATTCTACGGACTGTCTGAATTTTGGATCTGTTTTGAAGCGTGGATCCGAACGCTCTGAATAGAACTCAGCCTTGCTACCATATGGAAGGTTATTCACGGTGGTTGCACTGCCGACTCCAACCTTTGGAGTGGCCGTCTTGACTGGTTCGTTGGCTGTTACCTTGCCAGCTTGGGCATTCTCATACTTGGTCTTCAGACCCAGTAAGGTAACTTCCCATGAAGGTGATGCCAATGCTGCGTTTACATTCGCCTGTTCCTGCTGAGTCAGATTCTTACTGGCCCAGTCAAAGACACGGGCAAGGTTATCCTTGCCACCTACACGATTTGCCGCCTCATTGTATGCATTCTGCAAGCGGGCCTTCTGTCCCTGCATGAAGTCATCGATCACAAAGTCTGGAACATTAAGCTTCTCACGAATTCTTGAACGAGATTCCTCTGACAGATTGCCGTTCACCGTAAATTCGGTTGAATACTTTGTCCATTCCTCCTGAGTGAGGATCTTCTGTGCCGCCTGCTCAACAGATGGTTCTGGTTCCTTGGGCTTGTCTGGAATTCGCAGTTCCTCTGGAATCTTAGGAACTGGTTGTTCCTTAGGTTGCTCCTGAGCTGGTTCCTTGACAGGCTCAGCCTGCACCATCTGTTTCTTGAGTTGTGAAATTTCCTGTCTTGCCTTGGTGTATTCACCCTGTGCAGACTTGAGCGCATTGAACCAGTCACCAACAGACTTGAAGTTGTCTGGTACTGGTACACTGTTTGCGTTTACATAAGTCTCGAAAGCCTGTGCTTCACGGGCAATGACGGGATCTGATGCAACCGCTGATTGTTCCACCTGTGGTGGAGTCGTTGGTTCTGCTTCTGACATGTTGTGTTCCTGTTATACTGGTGGAATGTAATCCACGATTAGTGTGTCTAGAACGGTATTTGTAGCCATGTTTGTAGCCGTAACGGTTGTAGACAATGCTGTTGTTCCAGCCATATCCGCGTCGGATTTTAACCGAACAAACAAAGATGGCTGAACAATTATTTCCTGTCCGTTCAGAACCCTGGTATATCCATCGTTCTGCGGAGAGATGCTTGAATTGACTGGAGAAACAGTCGATGTTACCTTTACATACAAAGGCATCAAAAGGTTGCTCATGGTGAATCTGATCTTTATGGGAGCTGTTATTGCCTGTATTCTCTGGGACGAGCTTCCATAAGATGGTGTTGGATCAAGCGAGAAGTTGGCCCAGTTCACCGCTGGTGCTGGTGTCAGCACGAATGTGGATAGATACTTGAATTCTATTGGCAGTCTAATCAAGGCAAGTGCCGTATCCTTCACGCCATTCCTGATCAGGATTCCCTCGAGCGCAAGCTGGGCGGCATCGTATGTGGGATACCGTCCAACCAGTTGCGTCTGATTTACCTTCAGGATAACATCGGCTGCTCCGATGTAGAATGTCGCGGAGTTGACATATCTTAGACCTGGCTTGCTTGCTCCAGCTGCTCTGTATGTCATGACATTCCTCCCGTCAGTTGAGACAGGTCGATGTTCTGCAAAGCCTGCTGTGTACGCGCCTGTAGTTCTGGAGACTGAAGGGCGGTGTTGGCGGCGTTTCCAGCCGCCTGTGCCATGCTGCTTCCGATTGCTCCAGCGGTTGTCTGTGCGGTAGCCTGCTGTGCGGCCATTGCCTGCTGCTCCATCTGGAGCTGACGCACCTCTTCCTCCGACTTCACCCATTGACGGGGATCGAAGCCAAGACAGGTGATGAGTTGCGAGGCATAGGCATCCCACCTGAACGTACTTACCGCATCGGGTGGAAGATTCCTAACCATCTCTCCAAGTTGCATCAGTTTCTGTAGATCCGAATCCCTGCTCAGTGCCTGAAGACCAGTGATGATCTTCAAGCTCAGTGTGCCGTCTTCATCGAAGAACTGTTCCTCAAGACCTTCCTCAAGAAGCTGGTCGTTGATCATCTGGACAATGCATCGCATGACGATTGGTTCCATCAGGGTACGCGCAATGGACGAGAATGCCCCTCCAAGCACGGTCTCAAGTTCAGAACCAATCATTCTCACGGCGGTTGCAGTGACACGATCACCAGAAGGTATCGCCTGTCCTGTCATCAGGAATGCCTGACCTATCTCCCGCCTCATGTTCTCCACCGCTGCGGACGCTGCCTGAATCTGAGGATTCATCGTTGCCGCTGGGGAAATGGTGAATACATCCTGCTGACGTGCGGCCACGAATGAACCGTTTCTCATCGTTGCGATGTCATCTATCTCCGTGATGCCGCCAGGATCAACCGCGATCCAGAAGGCACTGGCAGCTGCCAAGCCCTCGATCTGCGACTTCGTGTATGCCTCAAGGGATCTCAGATCCCCAAGAACATCCTCGCAATGTGATCTGCCGTAATTTTCACCAGGAATGCTATACCAACGTAGAACAGCAAAAGGAGGAACAACATAGTATCCCTCCCCAACGAGTTCTCCATCGGAGTGTTCCTTCCTGTAGTACCACTGTCCGTCCTCCGTCTTGAGATACTGGCAATAGTACGTGCAGTAGCCTTGACGATATTCAATAGACGATTGATCGTATCGTATGTCATCTGGGTCAACTGCCTCGTATTCAAGATGAACTATCTCAATGACCTCTCCCATTATATTGCGTTGAACAACATACTGGTCGAGCCTGTAGTTTGTGAAGAAGTAGTTTTCATCCATCATCATGAGTACATCACCAGTTATGATGAGGTTCTGCAGTGCCTGATAGACGGATTCCCGTAGGTTGGTAGCAACGAGCTTTCGATAGACCTGATATGCCAAAGTCTCAAGATACTGATCGATCTCCACTGGAGCGAACGATCCATCCTTCAGGGAAAACCTGAAGAACGGGGCATCATTCAGTGGAATCAGCGCACTGAGCATTCGTGAAGCAAGGGAGGTTACTCCCCTGCTTGCAACGGAGCTGTATGGTTGCGGCAGTATTCGTCCTTCATCCCACGATTCAGGCGGAAGGATGGTTGGGATCGTCAGTGATGAGCAATGTCTGGCCCTCTCTAGCTTACTTGTTCTGTTTCCATCAAGTATTCTAAAGCGTTCCTGAAGCATCATTTTGGTTTCTCTACGGTTGTTGGCTTGTTCACAACGCCCTTGCCAAGTGCCTCATAGAATGAAACCTTTGACATGCTGGACTTTGTGTCCTTTGTTTCAGCCGCCTTGGCTTCGGCAATGACGGCTTCCTCTGCCGCATTGATCTCTCCAAGACGCTTCATCTCCTCAGCCGCAAGGCGTTCACGTTCAGCACGCGCCTCTTCCTCACGACGTCTTTCATCCTCAAGCATCTGTTCACGACGCTTGTTCTCCTGCTGTTCCTGGAACTCACGTTCCTCCTTCAGCAGTTCTCTCTGTTCGATAGCGGTCATTCCACCGCTGATCATAGGTGAGCCTCCCATGTGTTCTCCTTATAATGGTTTTTCGGTATACGTTGCCCCACGATAAGCAGATGCTTGGGCATTACCTAGTACTTCCTGTTTCTGTTTGAGGAATTCTTCCCTTGCCTGTGCGTTTCTCTTCTCCAGGTTCGAAAGCTCAGTGTCGTACAATTGCTTGTACTTCTTGTAGTTTGTATCGTACTCCTCGTAATCCATTTCCGTCATTCGAAGAGTCTCTGCAACCTTGCCAAGTTTTCCTGGCATCATCTTTCCCTGCGAGGTGGAGAACCACTGCTGTCTCTTTACAATAGTATTGAGATCGAGTTCGTTTCCCTCTGAATCAAGCAACGATGAAACGCTTATGTACGGACCCTTGTCCTTGTTCATTCGTATCATCATCGCACCAGTGGCACGGGCTTCTCTCGCCCGTGCCACCCTGTCGTTCCATTCTTCACGCAATCTTACTGCATCGTTCTCTACTTCGAGAGCCTTCTTGTAGTAGTCGGTGTAGGTTGACTGATAGTATTGCCCGATTGAACTGATCTCTTCTGGTCTGAACGATCTGTTCCTGTACTCGGCCAACTTCCTGTAGTATTCAGCCGTCTGTCTGTCCATTGATCTTCTCCTGCATCTTCACGATGGCATCAAGTTTTGCAATGGTATCCAGCTTCCCAGCCACATACGCCAGGTTTCTAGCCAGTTGTTCACTGGTTTGATTTGGATCGTAACTTAGGGGCTGAACCCATTCCTTCAGTATCGGGATCCAATCTGGATCTAGATAAGGATACTTTGAGTTCATTGATTTCCTTTTCAAGTTGTTTTGTATACATTACAAGTTGTCTGGCAAGTCTGCCAAACTCGGCTGCGGTCATTGGAAGACCTTGCTCTAGTTTGACCTGAAGTGCCTGTTCGATTATATCATTATACAATTGTGCATCCTCCTGCGGTGCAAGCTGGTTCGTGACTTGATTTCGTTGCATCCTCCTGCTCGTACATTGGTAGGACCGAGAAGTCCACCAATACCTTTGGAAAGGCATTGTACTGTTCTTCGGTTATTTCCTCGAATGGAGCTTGTTGATACGTGTGATCGGCCTTAGGAAGGAACGATACACCAGAAATGCTGTCGAACTGCTCGTATACGGTCGCGCCAAGACGCATGAATTCAGCGTCTGTATAGTTGATTGTCACGGATGGCTTGTGCTCACAGTAGTAATCGGCGTAGATTCGCCAGAGAATAAGGTGAGTCTCTGCATCAAGTGATTGTGTTGTCTTTGCTCCAAGCGGAGCCGCCATTGCAAACGAGAACACGGCGGTTGAATCTGGATTCAGCACGCAGTCCTCGCATGGAACACCCTGGTCCTTCATCAGATGATACAGCGGATCCTTCTTATCCAGCCTTACTCGACGGATGTAGTAGGGTGCATACTGCGGATGAAGACCAGAAGCACACCCAGCCAAGCATGAGGTTGTTCCCTCTGGCTTGACGCATGTGATAGCCTTTGATGGTTCGGTGTCTATCTTCATGGCCCACTTGGTGTTCACATCCTGTGCCACATCCCGCAGATCCTGAAGGAACTGGATCAACTCGTATGGACTGATACGTCCGCTTGTAAAGGCGTTATCAAAGATTCCAGTCATGGATACTCCGAGAAGTCTTTCCTCCTCACAGTTCTCCTTCCACTCCTTTCGGAGGTATGGGAAGTACGTGAACTTGGACTGGATGGTTCCAAGGATCGTTGCCATCTCTATCTTTCTTCGTATGTCCATCTTGGAATCGTGTTCCTTGATGACAATGGTCGATAGGTTGCAGAACTCCTTCGGTCTCAGGATGATCTCGGAACATGGATTTGTTCCAAGCTGGCAGTTTTCTGGCACGGATCTTCCGACACGCGCACATACGGAGTTCAATGCCTCCCTGTTTAGGATACCACGCTCACCACTGAACGAATTGTACAATGATGTCCATTCCTGCAGGTATCTTCCAAGGGTTGGCTTGGTCGTGTATACGGCTGAGTTGTTTGCCAACGCTCTGTAGCCGTGGGATTCCCACCAGTTTCCACTCTTGCAGTGTGCCATCTCCTGATCGTCAAGATCGGACAATGAGATCATTGCGGAACGACGAACGCCACCAACAATGACGGATTGGGCTATCACGCAGCAGATATCATGGCATTCCAGTGCACTCAGTCTTCGTCCACGCGCCTTGTAGAACGTGCCTACGACGAACTTGAATACGGCCTCAAGTGGGGCAGGACCCGATGCCCGTCCACCGAATGTCTTCAACCGTGCACCAGCTGGGCGAACAAGCGAGGTATCCCATGTTGGATGCACCCCGTTGTACAGGCTGATGATGAGATCCTTCAGTGAATCGCACCAGCCCTCCCTGCTGTCTGGAACAACGATGGTGTTGTTCTTGTCTCTATTGATGGTGTGTGGAATCTGTGGTAGCTTCTCAATGCATCGTCTCTCGACGCTGAAGCCCACTCCAGTACCACACATCAGTATGTATTGTAGTTCAGCGAACGACTCAATTGAGTCGATCTCGAGATAGCTGCAATTGTACAGGGCGGTGTGATCTCTGTCCAATGCTGGTCCAGCGGTCATCAGTGCCCTCATGCTTGGAAATACCTCCCGTGCAAGAACAGCATCCTTGATGTCTGGTCTTTCACGAAGGGCAGGTTCCTTCTCTGAGAAGTAATTCCACCATCTCTCGACGGTTTCCTCCCATGTCTCTCGTCTACCCTGTGATTCAATCCATCTTGAATATCTACTCAGGGCAATGAAGTTTTCAAACGTATTCATAATCATCCAATACCTGTCGATCCAAAGCCACCACGACCTCTGTCTGAGTGACCAAGTTCATCGACTGAAACAAACGACGGAGTGATAAAAGAAACAATCATCAACTGAGCAATTCTATCTCCGTCTTCGATAGTGAAAGGCTCTGTACCCTCGTTCCTCAGGATTACACAGATGTCGCCACGATAGTCGGAGTCAATTAGACCTGGACTATTTGGGACTGTGATGCCCTTCTTCAAGGCAAGACCTGAGCGAGGTAGGATGAATGCGCACATTCCAGAAGGAAGTTCAATGCTTGTTCCAGTAGAGACAATGCATGTCTCGTTTGGATTGATGATAATGTTTTCAATAAGGTCTGCCTTTAGGTCAAACCCAGCAGAACCCTTGGTTGCCTTTCTTGGGATTCCATGCTTACCAGCACGAATCTTGACAAGGTTTGGCATGTCATACATGTAGCTTTCAGCTATCATGGAGTTTGGGTTGGCTGCTGTAAAGGTATTTGCAATAAGTTCATTATTCATTTTTGTTCCTTCTTCGATACGTCAGTCGCTAGACGGGGTTCCCATGGTCGGGAATGTTCCCCATCCCTGAGGATTCGAATGGACCGTGCCATTGCAATAGCATCCTCATAGGTGTACTTGCCACCGTCTTTGTTAGGTTTTTGTTCATAAAGTGACAGAACTAGGGCCGTATGGTTTACTGGCATGGTTGCATTTAGCAATGCCTCTGCCTTATTTGGACCCATCTTCCAGATTCCTGGAATATTATCGGTGCTATCACCTGTTATCCACTGTCTGTGAAAATACCAGTCGGCCTGTTCGACCGAAGTGTATTCTATATCCCGTGGAAACTCATCGTCATCTAGGGTTGGATACCAACTGTATCCTGGAATCTGCTTGAGATCCTTGTCTATCGTGACACCTATGGCAGAGCCACGGGACTGCCACATTCCGATGATATCGTCGGCCTCGAGTCTTGGAATGGTGATGACATCGTATTCATCCTTGAGGAATGCAACCGCATCTGGAAGGGTCTCTGGACTTGGTCTGTTATTTCTGTGAGCTTTGTATCCAGCATAGTGATCCCTTCTGAAGTTGTCATCACGCTTGCATGATAGGGCAATGAAGACATCCTTGACTCCCTCTGGTGTCCATCTGGATACATCATCCCGTAATCTGTCTTCAAGCCATTCTGATCCTTCAGAGTCGGCCCAGAATGCAGCCCTATATGCAATGATATCTCCGTCAAGAACCGCTGTTGTCGGTGTCATTCTTGTTCTCCATCAGATAATAGAATCCCTGCACGAAGTACAACCTGTATGTCGTATCCTCGATCTCGTGGTATCTGTGCAGTTTCGATACCTGTTGAAACTCACCTCGGTGTGGACCAACCAACACCTCGGCAATAACGTCACCACCAACCATGTAGATAGCAACCCCTTTCAGCCGCGATTGTAAACCATTTCTCAAGGGCCTTGAGTTCACGCTTGTTATAGTTGTAGGTGAACACGATGTCCCTGTAGCGGATCGGATCAGCATTGAGTTCGTGCAGTGCCGCCGCTATCTTTCCTACCCCATCGTTGGATATCGATTCCTGATACAGCGATATTCCACTTACCTGTTCTATCAGATGTGAGTAGACCTTGCCGCGTATCCACGACAGATCGCTGCCCATGATGCCACGGCTAAGTTCCTCAGTGCCTTCAAACCACACGCTATCAGCCTCGATATGCTCGCCATTACTGTACTCCTTGTAAGCGATTGTGTCAAGCCCCATCGTCATCCTCCTCCTGGAACAGTTCCCTGAAGATATCCTCAATGGAAATCTTTTCATCTTTCTTCATTTTGGCGCATCCAGCGCAGTCGCATTCAAGATAGGAAAATGGAGTTGCATCGAACCACAGTGGAATCCTATCCTTGAGCTTGTGGTTGAAGTCTTCCTTTGTTCCCTCGTTCTTCACGATGTAGTTGAAGATATCCTGATAGTCCTTGTTTCCAGCCTCGAATTGATTTGCCATGTCCTCGGATTCATGCTTTCTCCAATCAGCATCGTGTTCTGGTAGAACACGAGACCCACGCGAGATCATGATTGTCTTTGCACCAAGCTGCTTGCCAAGGTTAAGTTCATTAAGATAACGACAATCATCCACGATAACGATAGTTTCCTTCCATATCTTATCGAGGGATTGTGCAGCCTTGACATCCTTCTCATATAACTCAAGCCACTTCTCCTTGAATAGATTGATCCAGTGATCTGGATTCTCCTTGCGCTTTGCCTCACCGATTGACTGGCAGAATGCCCTGTACTCGATAGGCGACTTGTCCTTTGTTATGCCAGCCTCTGCAGCCGCATCCTTTATTGCCTGCGCAAACGGAAGAATGATCGGCTTGTATTCCTGCTTCTTAGCCTGATTGGCTATGTAGTTAGCAGCGGTTGTCTTACCTACCCTGGCCTGTCCAGCCAACAGCAGTGTTATCATAGTGTCTCCACATGGTGCTTGGATGCCAGATCTCTGGCAAGTTGAATAGATGGCACACGAAAGTAGTGCATGTTCTTGGCCGTGTGAGTCCAAGAAACCTGCCGATGAAGTGGTGGAATATTAGATCCCACCCAGTCATGTCGGTGTATTGCCGTGCCTGACGGACGACATCTTCAAGATCCATCTCAACCTCTCCGATTGGAATCTTGGCCAACAGTCTTCCACCAGCCCTTTCCAGGGTTGTTGGTGAATGTACCTTGGCAATGCTTTTGATACCGACGCTGCTGCGCATTGCTGCGCATACCGTCAGTGTTATGTCTCCCTGTGTCTTCGTGCTTATGATTGGACCTACATGAGTGACATGACTAAGTCCAGTGATCTTAAGAAGGGATCCGTACAATCTTCCCTGAAGCGGTGATAGATCGTAGAATCCGATGTAGCATTCATACCTAGTGGGTTTCAGACCAGTTTGATCCGATCTTGTACTCGGCATTGATTGGCATTTTGATTCCAAGTCTGACTCCAGCCTCTATTGCCGAATCGGTTATGATCTTACCAGCAGCATCGGCAATGCTTGCTGGACAAGAGAACTGCAGCTCGTCATGAACATATGCAACCTGCTTGACCTTGCTGCCGTATATCTTGGCAAGATTTCTATTGGCAAGAATCATCCAGTACTTGGATACAACGGCACCGCTTCCCTGCAGCAGTGTGTTCAGTGCCGCATGCTTGCTGCGTACAGGAGCAAGCCTTCCGTCAACAAGCCTTACGGTATTGTTCTTGGCAACCTGGAACTCGACTGATTGCTTTACCTTTGCAAGTGCTGGCAGCTCCTTTAGGAATCGCTCCTTGAGCGCAGCACCATGCTTGGATGAACCACCAACGATCTTTCCAACCTTGGCATCTCCAGCCCCGTAAAGAAAGCCGTAGATGAATGTCTTGGCGTTGTTTCTGGTTGGAAGACCAGCCTTTGTCTGGTTGTGGGTATGGATGTCTCCGTTAAGGATGACATCGGCATACGCACCGCCATCATAGGCGTGCATGTAGTGTGCAAGCATTCTAAGTTCCAGACCACTGAGGTCGGAGCCAAGAAGAACGTCACCACTATGTGGAATCCACAGCTCACGTGCACGATGATCTCCAGATACCTGTGCAAGGTTTGGCTGACTGTGAGTGCAACGACCTGTGGCTGCTCCCTGAACATTCACAAAGCCATGCACCTTTCCATCCCTGCTGTTGGCGGAACGACATATCCAGTCATCAACCTGACCCATCAGTTTGATGACATCGAAGTATTCCACGAGCTTCTTTGCCTCTGGATAATCCAGTTCACTGAGAACAGTTGCATCCACGTTTGGATTTCCGTTGTCGGTTTCTGGAGCAACCCATCCGTACTTCTCATATAGGCGTTCGGCTATCTGCTTCCTGGAACCAGGATTGAATACCTCAACCTTGTCCTTGAGACGCTTGCCCGTCTTATCCGAGAATCTGACATGAACCTTGTCTGGAAAGATGATGCGCATCTCGTCCTCAACCTGCGCCTTGAACATCAGCAGATCATGCTGAAGGCTTGTTGCGGCCTGTAGGTCAAAGTTGAATCCGTTGGTCTGCTGTGTTGAGATGATTGCGGATGCCATGTGCTCGAGTTGAACTATCTTCTGGTAATTGTTCTGCTTGATCCACTCGCACTGATGCAGGTAGATGTCGTGTGCGACATGTACATCCTGAATGCAATAGTCTATCATCTCCTGGGTTAATTCTGTCCATGAACCCTGATAGTTGATCTTCTCGTTCCCAAGAAACTTTCCCCAGCACTCGAGTGAATTACCACCAAGCGGGTGGTTCTTGAGATCTGGATACATCAGCTTTGACACGACAAGGGAGTCGTGTATCGTCTGCCTTATGTGGACACCTAGCATTCGCCTCAGACACTCCAGGTCGAACCCATAGAGGTTGTGACCTATCAGCATCTCGGCCTTGCCAAGGTATGAGACAAGTGCGTTGCCAAGCTTGTCACCAGTCCACACCACAACCTCACCAGTATCGATATCCTTGGTAACAACGCAATGCACCGTTGAGCACTCCTTGACTGGAGTGCCCTTGCCATCAAGTGTCAATTCCATCAATGCATCGGATTCAATATCTAGTACCAGTTTCATCAGTTTCCTTTGATAGTTATTCCAGTCTTCGATCCAAGAACATTTGCTCCCCGAATAGAACTGATCGAAGTATCATCAACGATGATGCCACCAAGGCGTGGATCTGTATTGCCGATGATCTCGACGTTGGTTTCGGTGAAAGGAGCGACGATCTTGAAGTTAAGGGTTACGATCAATACGTCAGTCGCTAGCGGGGCCTTGTCGCCAAGGGCCGACCAGAAGACATGCAGCGCCGTTCCGTCCTTGGGAATTGAGGTCTCGTTCACTCCACCAAAGGGAAGAAGCGATGACTGGGACGGCTTGGCGTTTGTCTTGTCAATTCCCATGAACTCAAGTTTTGTCTTGTCCCACGCAAACAGCGTCTTCACTGAATACACAACCTGTGGTTTCTGAGGTGAAGCATATATCCGTACCGACACGTTGTCTCCAACCCGTGATTCAACCAGCTTTAGATCAACCAGATAGGATGGACTCGGACAGAACGTGATCTTATTCACGTTGCTTACTAACTCACCAACGGGACCAGCTGGCTTTACAGTACCGTATGAAATGACACTGTTTGGATACAGCCACAGATTGGTTGTGCTTTGCGGCAGGTAGAAGTCGCCCTTTACCTTGAATCTTACATTTCCAAGGGTTCTACCACCATTCCATAGGTAACCACCAAGATTGAACACGTATGGTCTTGATGGATTGGGAGTCACAAGTTCGGAATGGAAGCGGACAATACCATTTCCCTCTAGGTTTGCTGAGATCTTTGCGACATTCACAACGGCTGGATCAACCAGTGCTGACGTGGTGTCGTACAGCTCCAGCTTATCTGGATCAAAGCCAATCATAACATCCGAACTATTCCATACCTGATAGATGTTCGGTTGATTATCAAGCAACAGCTGCGTTACGCGAACAGTTACTAGTTCTCCCTTGGCAACAAGTGTTCCAGTGCGCTTGATGCCACTGGCTGTCTCGGTACTGGCATCGCTTTCAAGCGATACCCTGAACTTCTTGGACGGGTCCACCGTGTATGGAACAAGGGTATTTCCCTTGAGGCTGATGGTTCCGTCTGGATTATTGACTATCGTCTGTGCACTTGCAGTTGTCGCAATCAGTACGGCAGCAATCATCTGAATCGTCTTGTAGAACATATAGGAATCTCCTGTCTCTTTCTGCCAACAGTTCGTCGGCTATGGCCGCTACTTCACTGGCCGTTCTTCTAGTTGCTTCGTGTCTTGTCGTTCCAGGATGGAGCGACATGCTTAGTGCGGCACTGGCATACATGTCCCATGCCGCAGCCCTCATCATGCAGAAGTGATCAAGACTCATATTCTTTTGCCAGCTTCTTGTAACGGTCGGCCAGGGTCTTGTATTCCTCGTGCAGTTGTCTTCGTTGCTCTGATTTACGAACATCCTTCAGATCTTCATTCATCAAATGAGTTATGTAGTATACATCGCTTGTCTTATCCTGCAGAACCCTGATATCATCACGCAGTTCATTTTCGGTGGTATCAACGTCATCGCGGATGCTCTTAATATCCTTGATAAGTTGATCCAGCCTGTTGTGGATATAGTACTGATAGATGAGATCCCACACGATCACAGCTGCCACGATTGACATTAGGTATGTCATTGTCCATGCTCCTCTGGATTGAATACTGGGAAACCTTCGTCATTGAATGCAACGTCAACTTCCCTAAGCCTACCAGTACCACGGTCGTAGTACAATGCGGTGGCAACACCAGCACGACCAGTCAGTCGGTTCTTAAGAACGCGAACGATTGTCGTGTTGGCAACTACTGCATCCTGATTCTGCCTGTCACGCTCCAGCGCAATGACTGTGTTTGGAACGGATGCCAGTGCGCCAGATCCACGCAGATCCTGCAGCGTGATTCTATCGCCTTCCTCATATGCCTTGTCCGTCTTCTTTAGTTGCGACACGATGTCTACGTGCACACCAGTGCGAACGGCAAGGGAACGAAGCTCCTTCATCAACGTGTCGATGATCAGACGCTCACTGCTTCCGCCCTCGATATCCTTGTCGTTGACACCCATGAGACCTGCAGCGGCGGCGGTGATGTGATCCAGGATGATGACATCGACCTTGAGGCTGACAGCCATGTACTCCATGCGTGCAAGCAGATTCTGCATTGCGTTGTTGCCAAGGTGATCGTAGATGAACAGGTTGGTCTGGCACAGCTTTCGCTTTGCGTCGGCATACTCGTCATCGCTGAACTCATTGATGAACTCTATATCGATTGGGTGCTTGCCCATCTTGACACGCAGCTCATTCATCATCTGGGCTGCACGGATTGCTCGAACTGGCTTGTTGATCATCAGCGAGATCATGTCATCCATTGTCTCCTGAGGAGATTCCTCAAGCATGATAGCACCAACCGATCTGCCTTCCTCAAGATGATGATGCATCAATTCCCTGAGGATGGTGGACTTTCCAGACCCAGTGCCAGATGCCCACAGGGTGATCTCGCCTGATCGCTGACCGATCAGGAACTCTGACAGCTTGTCAAAGGGAAACGGATACACCTTACTTGCAGCCACATCGATTGATTCCGCAATGCGGGAGATATGCAGGATCTCGTCTGGACTGTAGACCTGTGCTTCCCAGATGGCGGATACAACGGCCTTGCCATTGCTCGAGACAAGACACTCATTGGCATCCTTTAGAGGAAGCTTGGCGATCTTGCACTTGCCAGGTGGAAGGATCTCACTAACAGCCTTGGCCGCATCCTGACCTGCGTCATCCATGTCGAAGCAGATGACCACTTCCTGATACGATGAGACGAACTCAAGGTTGTCCTTGATGGACTTGACAGCCGACTGTGCACCATTTGGAATAGATACCACTGGCCACGTGCCACCAAGAAGCTGGCACACGGTCATGCAGTCGATCTCACCCTCGGTTATGACAAGACGCTTTCCACCCATCTTCCACAGATTCTGGCCAAACAATTGCACCGACTTTGGAGAACCCTTCCAAACAAACTGCTTGTCGGGTCCACGTACATGCTGTGCTACCATGTTATCGGAGGAATCATAGTAGTTTGCAATCTCAACATCCTTGCCGTTGACGTTGGCAACCTGATATCCGTACTGCCTGCATGTCTTCTCATCTATGCGACGATGCGGTAAGTCGGAGAACGATCCATTGATTGCATTGCCTAGTTTCGATTGTATAGTCTCGGTCACCTTGCCATTACCTCCACGATGATATCCGCACTTGAAGCAGTGCACATGCTCGTCAGAATACACCGCGAGATTGTCACCGCTGCGGTCTGCACCATTGGATGCACATGCAGGACAACGATCACGTCTGACAACGGTACTTTCACTCTGGTGTTCCATTGATATCCTTGTAGAACAGGACTATCTCTCCACCGATTATCTTGTCAAGCAACGTTCCAAGGTCATGGAGAAGCTTGGCATCCTCCTCCAGTGCGGAGTCGCTTGCAATATCGACAAGCTCAAGCTGTTGCTTGAGTTCACCGATGTTCATTGTAACTCGTCTCATAGCTTCACTAGAACTCCTTCTTGATTTGTGTACCAGATCTCATCGAAGATCTCGGTTACCCACCCGATGCAGTACTTGCATGGGCGTGCCATCCCAAGCACGCCAGTGCTTGAGATCCTTGTGTTGACAAGCACAAGTGAATCCCTGATATCAGACTTGTGCAATTGACGAAACGCATCCAGTTCGGAATGAATGGTAGGATACTTGTATCCATACTTGAGGGCAAGAGGGTGAGTCTTCCCCCTATACTCCTTGCCTAGCGCAAGAATCTTGTTCTTGCGTAGGACGAAGGAGTAATGGGTGCGTTCGACTGGGGTATTGTTGATCCTGGTAGCTTCCAGGAGATACTCATACATCGATCAAAGCTCTCCAACTGAGCGGGAAGAATCGGTTGATTTCCTCACTGACTCGATGAGCGTAGAATTGAACCTCACGCTGAGCGTGTGGATCAGACCTAAGATTGTACATGCGAGACCAGGCGTACAGGCTACCAGTCCAAATCCACTCAGTCATCATTGACTGGGGGAGGATAGACCGCGCCTGTTCAGCACAGGCACCTGCCTTGATGAGATCGTCATAGTGTTCGGCTGCCTTGGACAGAATGTAATAGGTATCGGTCTTCCACACATCGTTACCAGAGATTGGCTCGACACCAGATCCCTGCTTCACATTCTCTGCGGCAACCCGATAGTAATCGGGATACCAGAACTCGGGAGCGTCGCTGACATAGCGACGTGATACTTCGTTCCACGAGAACCCAACCTGATGCTTCATCAACTGTCTGGCAACGAAGATCGGTGCCTTGAACCTAAGTTTCATGTGACAATGGCTGAAGGGACTCCAATGATTGTGCTTGGCAAGGTAGTTGATCAGCTTCTCGTTCTGACTTACGGTGAATAGATCAGCTGTCTTGTTCATGGATACCCGTGCGGCATCGCATACCGCATCGTCGCATCCCATATGATCGACATACTGAACCAGTTCCCGTTCGTTACCGTTCCACAGTCTCATTCTTGGTGGTTCTCCACTTGATGGCGGTGCGTGACAGGATATACACTCCTGCCAGCACGGTCGCACAGATGATGATCATGTCCTGATTGACACCGTCCTTCATGGTAAGGGTGCCTACGATTGGGGCGATAGCCGCCCAGAATTCAGTTGTCTTGTATCCGTCCTTCATGGTTCCTCCTTTCATTAAGTTCTTTACGAGCCTCTCTAGTCATGGCAAGCAGTTCTTGCATCACGATACGGGCTTCCAAAAAGATCAGATGTTGATTCTTATCAAACCATTCCTGATGCATCTTCAGTCTATCAAGTTTCATGTTGTTTTCCTTTAACATACCTGGGTGGACTCGAACCACCGACCAATAGCTTAGAAGGCTATTGCTCTATCCATCTGAGCTACAGGTATAATGGTGGTTCCGATGGGACTTGAACCCATAACTAACGGATTAAAAGTCCGCTACTCTACCAATTGAGTTACGGAACCTCAGTACCAAGGATGGGATTCGAACCCACACTACTCGCATTTTGAGTGCAATGACTCTGCCGTTGGTCTACCTTGGCATAATAGGCGTTGAGGGAATCGAACCCACCTCTCGCGGTAATCGGCCACTAAGTCCTGTTATAAGCAGGATTGCATACCCAGATGCTAAACGCCCGTGTTGCGGGGATTTCTCCCCGCATGATTACTTCTTCATTCCAGTGATGTCGATGTCGTTATCGGTACTGGGATCATACAGATAGTACTGCTTGGTTCTTTCGGCGTGTGCCTGCAGTTCCTTGAGCGTCACATCGGAAGTCTCGACAGTGATCCAAGACGAAGCTGAGTAGGGGTCGATCTTGTCTGGATACATCACATCGGATGCAGCACTCTCGAGATGAACACCGATGGTTTCACCACCATAATTGCTCTTCAACACAGGAAACTCCACCGTAACACGAACCATCACGACATCCTTGGCAGTCAAGGACTTGGAAGTGGGAGGTGGCAGGATCCCTGGAGTAGGGACTTTCTTGAACTTCATCGAAACATCCCCCTTCCGTGGGCGGCATGATCAATCAGATCACGCAGTGCGTCGACCTGGAAGTATGCCTCGGCACTGTTGCCATCACCATACAGCGTGACACGCACGATGCTGTTGTTGTTTGGCTCGGTTCCGACGATGATGAGTGGGGTGGTGTGGGTTGCCTTGGTCGGGCACTTGTCTGCCTCTTCGGGATTGTTGTACCCACACAGGTTGAACACCGAAGTATGCTGAAAGAAACATTCGCAGTCATTGGTCTCGTCCATAATCATGTGATCTCCTTGATGTCAATTGTAAAGTATCCCTTGCCCTTCGACCATGCCTTGGTTGCGGTCACGGTAAGGATCTGTGCATCGTCAACCCATATGATCTCGTTGCACAGGTCAAGCACTGCCTTGATGTAGTTGTCCACATCAGGCTTGGGATAATCGAGCTTGCTTGTCTTTGGCTTCTCTGGATGAAGCACGATCTTCACGCTAAGGTTCTTATCCGTTGGCTTCCAGTCACCCAGTACCTCACGAAGGATGGGTTCAGCATCCTTCTTGAAGTCCTTGTAGGGACCAACGTAGTACGCTCCGTACTTGCTCACCCGTGGCCGACTTGCAGCCACGGGTGAGATCGGAAACTTCCACTTCATCAGAAGGGAATTTCGTCATCGGTGATGGCTGGGGAAGTCTGGGCAGCAGGAACAGCCTCCGACTTTGCAGGTCGGTCAACATGATTGCCGACATACCCTCCCTCAATAGCATCGAATCCGTTGACCTTTGCCGAAGGATCGGTCGAGTTCTTCTTGACGATCTGAACACCGTTGAGATAGAACGACATGGACTTGCTTGCACCCTTGGTCACAAGACACGGAGCAAGCTTGAGACGAACCACATCACCACCGAATGGAACCACATCGGTGTAGTTTCCAGTGCTATCCTGACACGGGAATGCACCCTTGTCGACGTGGGTCTTGGACTTGAACTTGATGGTCTTGACACCATCCTTCTCGTACATTCCATTCACCTTCTTTGCACCGTTCTCCTTGGCAATGGTTGACAGCACGGTCTCAAGCTCTGGCGTAAGCAGGACGGTGATGTTGTGATTTGCACTTCCATCACCGAACATTGTGTCGGGCTTGAGAAGGTTGGACCACTTGACATCCAGGGGATTGGTAATAATATTCTTGATACGATCAGCCATTCTCGTTGTTCTCCTCGCTGTTGATCTTGTTGATGTTGTTGATCATGTCCTGCTGCATGGCCTCAAGGTACACCACGATGGTCTCGAGATACTTGACAACCTCGTCAGCCTTGAGGATCTTGATCTTCTCTTCGTTCACTTCTTCCATAGTTTTCTTCCTTCATCAGTAGTTCAGACAGTTTATTGATTGTCTGTTCCATGGCTGTCTCCCATTGGTCAGACGGTTGCTTGATGCTGTAGCCAGCTGCACTTTCAAGCGGAAACATGAACAGATGCAGCAGCTCGTGAACCAATGTATTTAGTACACCATAGTCCTCATACTTTGGATTCAACAACCTGATGGTTGATTCCATGTGGTTTGGATCGTAGGAGTTGAGGCCATACACCTTCTCCGTCTCCGTGTTCAACTCCTCTGGCTTGGCCCACACAACCGTTATCTTCCAGTTTTGCAGGCCAAGGATCTTCTGCCACTTCTTTGATTCCTTGCGTAGTTGAGTGAGGTTCATAGGTGACATTCCACATGCTTGATGTCCACATGTGCCTCTCCATCTGGAAACTTATTCAACATGTCGCAAATGGTGATGATCAACTTTTCCTGAGAAACAATCTTATGTTCCTCCACCACGTAGATGTATTGATCTTTTGCAGATCTACGCAATTGAATATCGTAGAGTTTCATAGGTCCATCAACTCCAGGTAAGGATGACCATCGATCACCACGCCACACGACAGAACAGGCTTCTTCAGGTATGCCGAACCATACTGCATGGCAGGATGGAAGCGGTCGACACCTGAACCTACGTTCATTCCGAAGATGCGGGAGGTTGGACCTACGATCCAGTTGATACCAGCCACGCTGTGGTAATGACCCATGACTACCGACTGCAACCTCATCTTGGCAGCATTGATGGCGGGATACTGACCGCCTGCACCAGTACCATGGTAGTAGTAGACATCATCGATCTCTATCGATGGTACCCAGTTCCATTCCTTGGTCTTGTACACTTCCTTATAATTTCGGATGTACATGGAAGGAATCCCAGCATCGGCAGCCAAGCGAAGAACACGTTCATCGTGGTTGCCAATCGTGACATGCGCCTTGGGAAATGCCCTGCGCCAATCCTCCAGTTTCCACATCGCTGAATCATATTCATCGACAGCAGCAGGATTCTCAGGATGCTTCTTGTGAAATGAAATGGAAGCATGATCGATCACATCCCCGATGAACACGGTGGTGTCCGTCTTGTACTTCTTGCGCACATCCTTGACAAACTCAAGGTATTGCCCATGCACGGCAGGGAAATGCAGGTCACCGACTACCAGTACTCTTGACATTTTTCATTCTCCGCTTGTAGTCCTCTTTCCATTGATCCGCTAGAGATGGAAGAGGAGGTCCATCATCCTGTGGAATAGGATCATACACGCTGGGTCCAGTGCCATCGTAGTGTGCCTGTTGATGCACATTCCATGAATCATACAGGTCTCCAGTACGATATGACTTTCCATTCAGTTCAATCTTCTTGCTCTTTTTGTTCGATGTAGATGTCGATTTTGACATGGCTTACCTTCTTTGCTTTCTTCTTTGCCAGATAGTCGCACAGATACGTCAGGAACTGGACATGCATCCAGTCGGATGTGACCATGAACCTGAAGTTTATCTCTGTCTTCTGCTTATCCTTCATTGCCTTGTACACGAGCTTCACACCATGCTCGATTGCGCCTTCACTATCAACCAGTATTACGGGCGAATTCAATGGAAGAAGTACTCGCTTTCCAGCACGTTGTTTATATCCAAAGAACCAGTGCTAGGTACTTCTGGTAGATCGCAATCAAGATACGACATAAGCTGTGTGCGAAGCACGTCCAGTTGGTTTACCTTGTGGATTCTTACGAATTCCTCCTGAGTCGCTGAACGCAGCACATCTACGAGAGGAGCATGCGTTCCATACGAGTCATGGATAAAGGAGAACGAATCGCAACCAGACTCGGCAAGTCTTAGTATGGTTGCGAACATGTGGGATGCATCGAGACTGTGTATAAAGTTCGGGGAGATTCCATTTTGAGCCTCCCGTCCATTCACCTCATCACGAACAAACTCGTTGAACTGTACCTGAACCCTTGTGGTCAGGCACTGAAGATTAACGATGCCGTTCGTCTTGCCGTAGTATTGATGCCTTACCTTGAACCCAATCGGGGTTGTCCACTCGAGGTGCACTTCCTTCTCGGATGCAAGCTTTGCAATCTGCTTGAGCCACACCTTGCCTTGATTTGGAATCGTCAGCAGCGTGTTCATTGCGGTCTGAATATACTTGGTCAATTCCTTTGCGGCATTGATCCGCAAGGTCTTGTCGATCCAGTCGACATGACCATCGTTCAGAATGCCATCCGTAATACCACGGGTAGTTACACCGTATGGATCGGTCATGACTGCACGCTTAACCGTTGACCGCGATATGCTGCCTTCCCAGTGCTCGAGAAACATGGTAACCCATGGATCCTTGTTGTTCAACGGAAGCATTGCCTTGGTCACAGCCGAAGCAACGACACCATACGCATCGTTTGGTTCGTCTGACTGAACTAGGTTGACCATTCTTCCGATGATTGGATCCTTTGCAATAGCGGCCCAATGCTGGATACCATTGCATGATCCATCCATACCAACAGGAAGCTGTGTCATTCCATCATCCCTGAACAACTCGAATACAGCAGCCAATCTTTGGAATGACTGGTTCTTCTTCTTCTTGTCATCGGCCCACAGCTCTAGCGTATCGAACGGATTGTCGTTGATGGATTGCAGCATCTGCATGTTGTTGTCCACCCACTGTATCCGTTGCGTGAATGATCGCTTGTCCTGATCGAACAGGTTGGCGACATGGACCTTCAGCCAATGTCGTCCCCTTGTTGTCTGCTTCATAGGGTTGGCAAACATGATCAATGAACGATCCTGATCCCCAGATTGGGGAGATAGAAGATCGGTTGTCGTGTATGCCCTGCCCCTGAAGTCGCAGGTATAGACATGGTAGAAGAACTTGTATGCGATCATGTCCTTTGCCAAGGATAGGCGAAGACACATGCGCATCCTCTCGTTCTCCTTCCTGTACCACTCGGACCATAGTTCCGACTTCTCCTTCTTGACACGTTCGATCTCGATTGGATCATCGATATCCTGCTTATCCTGAATAAGTATCGGATCCATCTCATAGGGTGGAAGATTAGCAACCCTGGTATTGTTCTTGAACAACACCTCCATCACCTCTAGAACCCTGGTGTTTACCGTCCACTCGGTTGACATTAGGGCATTCAAACCATCGATCACAGACTGTGATGGTTCACTACCCTTGAACTCGGTTACATAATCCTCACCGTGGAAGTAGGTATATCCACGGTCGACCATTCCCTTGCGGAGATGCTCGGTATGTACACCGCCAGACAATTCGATGGTGTGCTTTCGTGGAGGCACTATCATCGGACGATACCTTATCTTAGCTCGTGTTAGGAAATCAGAGTGGGCCTCCGTCAATCCAGCTGTTACCTCTGGTGAGAAGGATACCGCTATTGGACTGGATGTTGGACCATCCCAGTACTTCCTCAGTTCAACGATGCCTGCCTTTTCAAGTATCGTTAGGAGGTTAAGCCCAAGATAATACCGTTCCTTGTTTGTCATCCTGACATGATCGTCTGACTTATGATACTTGATGAAGTCCTTGATCTGACGTTTTGTCCAACGTGACTTGACGATCCTGCTTGCAACAACCCATGCACCAGCATTCTCAGACCGACTGATCTGGTAGTTTACGGCAGTCTGAACTGCATATGCAATGGACCTTGCGAGATCCTGTTGAAGGACGGGAGCAAAGGTGGGATTGTTTGGATCGTCGTTGCTCTTTCGTCGTTGTGTAAGGATTGAATCAGCACAGACAGTGATCAGTAGACCAGCTACACGACGGGGACCAAGCCTGTAGATCGGACTGATCCACGAAATGTTTCGCTTCTGAAGATCGCACAGGTAGTTCTCAACGGCATCGGAGATATGATCAACGACACGATAGATCATTGCCTGCTCAGGAGCGAATGAACTTGGAATGTTCTCGTAGTTATCCCAGTACTTCTGAAGAGATTCATTGAAGATGTCTTCTTCAAAGACAGAATTGAGTGTAAGTCTTGTTTGTCTGTCATCAAACGACAGTGAAAGCCATTGTTTTCCTGTACAGAAGTCGCTTATAGACATATCGTTTCTCCTTTGGGCCTGCCAACGGGGCTTGCCTGTATGCTACGATACGTCAGTCGTTGCCCGTCAATCGGCCCCGCCGTGAGTATCGCTGAAGTTTTCGGACCTGCCGTTGCATTCAGACAGATCGTCTAGTTCCTGTTTCAGATCACGAGACAGTTCAATCAGAACTTCCCACATATGATCATCGGGTAGATATCCCTCGATGTTAGATGCAAGCTTGTTCCAATCCACAATATGGATGTCTCGATCAATCAACATCTCGACATCCGACTTACTAAAGATGATGCACACCTGCTTTTCATTGGGGTGGTCGATCATCCAATCAATTACCCATTGATTCACATTCTCACTCATCATCCACCTCCTTCTCGTCAAAGCCACACATCGGGTCATCGTTGGGATCATACTCGACGGGATCATACATTTCCTCGCCATACCAGTAGTCGGCACAGTTCAGCTCATCGATCCAGTCAGTATAGTCCTGACCATCCCAGTCATCACAGTTCTCATCGTACATCAGTATACTCCAAGGTTGTCATAATCCGTATGCACATGCACCACATAGGTGCCGCACTCGATCATGTACAGGATGTTGGCGACACCCATCAGCTTGTCGTATGCTGACATGTTGTTGTTGGCGTAGGCATCCATCGCAAGACTGTATACAAGCTGTGCCTGTTCGAGAAGAACCTCCTCCTCGAAGACAGCCTCGCGCTTCAGTTCGGGCTTACTTTCCATTGTTGGATTCCTCCTTGATGGCGGCGATGATCGCACAAGCAAGACGCTTGTAGTCGATAGACTCGATCACCTTGTCGATGTTGTTGTCGATTGCATCCTGCACATCGCTGGAAAGATCACGGTCATTGATCGCAGACTCGATCACATCCGACAGGTATCGGTGGTCGAGATGCTCGTTGACAATGTCACCTGCGTTGTCATCGCACCACACGCCGACACGATCACGGATATCGTAGGTGTCGATGTGATCCTCGAGACTGAAGTCATTGCTGAAGTAGTCGGACACAGCCTCGCGGAGAGAGTACCGATCAACCTTGGTACCACTGTTCTTGACAGTATCCGTGATGAACTCCTGCATTGCCTTGACGATCTTATCACTTTCCATAGCAGCACTCCTTCTTGATAGAGACTCCGACCACCTTGGTCGAGAGATCATCGTACACTTCACTGTCGGTCATGACTGCATCACCGATCTGATCGGGATGCCCATTGGGATAGAACATGAGGGAAGGATCCTCCTTCAGTGCCTCGATGTAGTCAGCGATGTTAGTCTCATCGCACACCTCGACAACCCACGTCTCACCCACAACCTGCGTCACATCAAGCGTAACAACCAGCTTCATACTGCAATCTCCTTTGACATGGTATACGACCATGCATCCTCGATATTGCGAAACCCGTCGATGTCAATGCCATCGACACGAACCATCCACCATCCGCCATCGCTGTCATCCCACTCCACCGTAACCCGAGACTGTCGATTATTCATACTATTCACAATTGATCCTCCACTAGGTCTGCGATCTGCTTGAAGGTGTAATCCTCCTCGTCATTCAGGTAGGATACCATGAATGTCAGACCACCTTCGATAACAAGAGTCGGGTCATCGGTAGCCAGTCCCGCCCACTTGGATACCTCGTATGGCAGGGCATACTTGCTGCCACCGTAGGAGTACATGATGTTCTGATCACCATACTGGAACTCGGCTGACTCATGGGTGGTGATACCTGCCTCGTGGGCAATGTCACACAACACACCAAGGCAGCAGAAGGTTCCATTCTCTGCATTGTTCAGACATCCCTTGCCCTGCTGATACCCACCATTACGGAGGGCATCGACCCACAGTTTCTTCACCTCTGGATTCATCACAGGTTCTCCTCGAT